CGCTGTAGGTGCTCCAAACGTTACATCTAATCCAACAGTTCAACCAACAGGAGTTTCAGCAACTTCTGCAGTAGGAGCTATTTCTCCTGCTGATGTAATGGGACTTACGGGTGTTTCAGCTACAGGTTCTGTGGGAGTAATTACTCCAATAGATGTAATGGGACTTACGGGGGTTTCTGCAACTATTTCTGTAGGAAATCCTGGAATTCAGCATTATCAAGATGTTGACACAGGTTCAAATACATCGTATTCTAATGTTGCAACTGGATCAAATACGAGTTATACTGATGTCAATAGTGAATAAATATTATTGACTTTTTAAATAGAATAGAGTAACGATCTAATAAGGAGAACAAAATTATGACATCCACATATACCCCTCTTGGAGTAGAGAAAATGGTAACTGGCGAAAACGCCGGTACATGGGGAACAAAAACAAATACAAATTTACAAATTATTGAACAGTTAACGGGTGGATATCTTTCAACTTCAATTGCCGGTGGCGCTGGTAATACAGCTTTAGATGTAGATGATGGTGCATTAACTGGAACTGCATGTAATAGAGTTATTGAATTAACGGGAGCAATTACAGGGGCAAGAGGTGCAACAATCCCTCTTGATGTAGAAAACTGGTACATTGTTAAAAATTCTACTACTAATGCAAACACGGTTACGTTTAAATATGCTTCTGGATCAGGAGGTACTGTAGTTTGGTCAGCAACAGATAAAGGAACAAAAATTATTTATGCTACGGCTAACGATGGAACTAACCCTGACATTATAGATGTTATGGCTACTTCTTCAGAGATTAAGTTATCCAATAATAACGCTATTTTATTTAATGACGCTGATAATTCAGCAGCTGTTGGATTTAAGGCACCAGCCACTGTTTCAGGGGCTGTAACATGGACTTTACCCGCAGCAGATGCTACTACTTCAGGATATGCATTAACATCTAATGCCTCAGGCACTTTATCTTGGTCAGCTGCAGGAATTTCAACAGGTAAAGCTATTGCAATGGCAATGATTTTCGGATAAGAATAACAAATAGGAATAAAAAATTATGGCAAACCCAAATATAGTAGCAGTCACAAATATTCTAGGTGGTAATCTTGGTTGGAATTTATCCGCTACATTAACAGCAACTCTACTAACGGTAGATGCAGAAAAAATTTTAAAAATAAACAGAATCACAGTTGCTAATGTGGATACTTCAGCAGCAGCATCCGTAAATTTATATGTTGACGGTTTAACAACAGCCGGCGCTTCAGGTATTTCAGCAACAGGAGCAGACGCAACAGTTTATTTAGCAAAAACAATTTCAGTCCCCGCAGACTCAACACTAGTATTAGTGGACACTCCCATCTATTTAATGGAGGGTGATATACTAAAAGGCGGAGCGAGTGTAGCATCCGATTTAGATTTATTTATTTCGTATGAAGTGCTAGACGACGCATAGGGGATAATATAAACCTATGGCACATTTCGCAGAATTAAAATCAAAAGTAGATCCAACAGGCTTTACGTCAGATACACATTTAGTGGTAACAAGAGTCATTGTTGTGGACAATAAACATGTTGAAAGTGATGAACACATTAGTGGAGAAAACTGGTGTTCAACATTTTTTAGCGGTGGTAACTGGAAACAAACTTCATATAATAATAATTTTAGAAAAAAATTTGCAGGTTCGGGAGACACTTATGATTCAGCAAAAAACAAATTTATAGCTCCCCAACCTTATGCATCATGGTCTTTAGATGCTAGTGATGATTGGGAAGCACCTGTTACTTATCCAACAATAACAGAATATGGGGACCCTGCACAACGATATCGTATTTCATGGGATGAAGATAATTTACAATGGACTGCAAAAGATTCAGAAGAAATACCAAATTCATTTAATTGGGACACATCAGGTTTAACTTGGGTGTCCGCATAAGGAGACTCATATGTCTACAGCAGGCAGATCACAAGGTGGTATTATAGGAGTGGACAACCCGACTTCTTTCGGAAAAAATAAAGTTACTGCAACTACAGCCACAGGAACATTCACAACACAACCCGGAACAACTTTAATAACTCACACTATCATCGCTGGTGGTGGAGGTGGTGATTCTGATGGTGGAGGTGGCGGAGGCGCAGGCGGAGTTTATACTACTGAAAGCGCAACAGTTTGTGGAGCAACAGGTTATCCAATTGTAATTGGTGGTGGTGGTGCTGGAGATGTTCCAGCTCCTGTTTCAGTAAGAGGAACTCCTAGCGTAGCATTTTGTATAACAGCAACTGGTGGTGGAGCTGGCGGAGTACCCGGAACATGTGGACCCGGTGGTTCAGGCGGTGGCGGACAAAAAGCTCCTCCTCAATGTGGATTCGCCGGAAATACTCCCCCTTTAAATCCCTCACAAGGAAATTCAGGAGGAAGTGGAGCTAACGCTTTAGGTGAACAAGGCGGTGGAGGTGGCGGAGCTGGTGGTGCAGGCGCAAGTGCATGTGGCCCTGGTGCTAATGCTGGCGCTGGTGGTGCAGGAAGAGATTTAACTCCTTTTTATGGATGTGCTCCTCAACCTTATTATGTAGCTAACGTAGCTGGTAAAGGAGCTACAGTTGGCGGAATATTTGCAGGTGGTGCTGGCGGCGGAGGTGGTAAACCTGGAGTTCCAGGAGGATCTCCTCCAGGTACAATAGCTGCAGGTGGAACAGGCGGCGGAGGCGATGGTGGTGTTGCTTCAGGATTCCCTGTGTGTGGAGCTATTTCAGATGGAAAAGATGGAGTTGTTAATACCGGTGGTGGTGGCGGAGGAAGCTCTCCTCCAGGTGGAAATGATGGTGGACAAGGTGGTTCAGGACTTTTACTTACAAAAGAATTAAATTACGCATCAGGCGTCTGGCCGATGCAAGCACAATTACAAAAACAAACATGTGGATCATGGCCAGCAGAGCCTTCTCTCCCTGGTTTTACTACAATTAATTTATTAGTTATCGCGGGTGGTGGCGGCGGAGGAGGATTACAATCTGGAGGAGCAGGAGCCGGTGGTTATCGTTTCTGTGCAACTCATTCAATTTCTCCCGGTAATACATATAAAATTACTGTAGGAGCAGGCGGAGCAGCTGCCCCCGCTCCACCGGGTCCATGTGCTACGGGTGGTCCGGGTTCTTCAAGCGGAATTAATTCTTCTTTCGACACGTGTGCAGTAGGTTGTACATATTCAGCTACAGGTGGTGGTGTAGGAGTTTACGGAGCAAATCCTTCACCTGTTAATACTCCTTTGACTGCAATGGGAGGCGTCGCGGGTCGTAGTGGTCCCGGCGGATCTGGTGGTGGTAGAGGAGAAAGTAATATTCCTGATGCAGGAGTGATGACTGGAAATAAAGGTGGTTATCCTACACCAGAAGGAAATAACGGAGGAAACAACTGGAGTCCTTCAACGCAATATAGTGGTGCAGGTGGCGGTGGTGGAGGCGCAGGCGCTGTAGGTACTCCTGTCCCTTCTACAACTACTGCAGGAGCTGGTGGTGCCGGATCAAATGCGTGGCCGGGAGACTCAACTTTAAGAGCTGGTGGTGGCGGAGGTAGTAATGGCTCAGCTATTTACTCTTCAGGAGCTGCAGGCCCTGGTGGTGGAGGTAAAGGAGGAAATGTTTATCCTGCTCCGGAAGCTTATGGTGGTCAAGGATCAAATTCAGATGGAACAGCAAATACTGGCGGTGGTGCTGGTGCTGGCGGCTATTCATGTGTCCCTGCTCCTCTCAATCGAAGTGGTGGCTCAGGCGTTGTAATTATTCAATACCCAGATAGTTTTGCAGGTATTACGGGAGGAACTATTGCTCCTGTGCCCGGATGTAAAACTCAACATACTTTTACTGCAACAGGCTGCTTTGTAATTCCTTTTTAAATAAGTTATAATAACTTAAAGAAAGAATATGGAACTGTTAAATCTTAAAGCGATCCCCATTGCTCATGCTAAAAAGGTGTATAGCATCAGTCAAAAAGAATTAACTGTAATAAAAAAAGCTGAATATAGACCCCCTCAAGAAGGACATTATTTGTCCCAAAGTATTTCTTTATTAAATCATAAAACTCTTACTCCTCTTAGAAAATTTATTCTTAAAAAAGCTAAGGAATACACACGTAAGATTCTGGGGATTAAAGAAGAAATTTACATGACTCAAAGCTGGTCTACCATTAATACGACGAATGCTTTTCATAAACCCCATAGTCATCCCAACACCTTTATAAGTGTAGTTTATTATGCTCAATGTCAAGACGGTTTTCTTTTTTTTGATTTACACACCAGTTCTCTTAGAGAAGGTTTTAATTTTCAATATACCATTAATCATTTTAATATTTACAATAGTGCCATCTGGGACCTTCCCGTTCAAACGGGAGACATGGTTTTATTTCCAGGACACATTGATCATGGATCGACCCCCAATAAATCTACCGAACCCCGGATTATCATAGGGGCTAATTTCTTCATTAAAGGAAAACTAGGATCAAAAAAATTTGTAGATCTGATAGGAGTGCAACCTTTAGAATTAAAAAACTAATGCCTTTTAAATATTTTTTAAATCATTATCAAGTATATTCCCCCTCACAAGTTAAAAAAATTAGTAAAGCCTTATCCCCCCTTTTACAACCTTCCCCAACATTTATTAAAAAAGGACCAAAAGGATCTATTAAAGATTGTACGGTTTCAGTGGTATCATGGGGAAAGACTCAATCTTTTTTAAGACCTTTTGTAGACAGAGCTTGGCGTACTAATGAAGAAATTTTTGGAGTACACCTTTACCCCTTGCGGGAGGATTATCGTTTTTTTCATAACGTTTATAAACCAGGCCAACAGTATAGTTTTCATGTGGACGACTCTGCTTCCCCTCCTACTTCATGCAAACTCACATGCTTATTAAATTTATCCACTCAACCTTATAGTGGAGGAGAATTCATGCTACAGCCGGGAGGTGAAACCCTTGTCATTAAGGAATTTAATACTCCAGGAACGATGGTAGTATTTCCTTCCTATATTCTTCATAAGATTTCTCCGGTCATAAAAGGAACACGTGTTTCACTAGCCGCTTTATTGGAAGGACCTAAATGGGTATAATGGATATAGATCAAGTTGACTTTCTTTGCCTATTTGTTATAAACAAGGAGAAAGATGAATTTACAAAATTATTATTGGTATTTTAAAAAAGCCGTCCCGGATCATATCTGTGATAATATTGTAAAATATGGTTTGCAGATCAAAGAACAAATGGCTGTTACCGGCGGCTATGGTAATTCTAACAAATTAAACCAACAACAAGTTAAAGATTTAAAAAAGAAAAGAGATTCCAATATTGTTTGGATATCTGAGAACTGGATTTATAAAGAGATTCATCCTTATATTCGTCAAGCAAGCAAGAACGCAGGTTGGAATTTTCAATGGGATTGTTCTGAAGCCTGTCAATTTACCAAATATAATAAGGGACAATATTATGATTGGCATAGTGACAGCTGGGAAATAGTTTATAATCAACCCAATACTCCTAGTCATGGCAAAATAAGAAAATTATCGGTGACCCTTTCTTTATCCGATGAAAAAGATTATAAAGGGGGAGAACTGGAATTTGATATGAGAAATAAAGATCCAGATCAAAAAAGAAATACTATGATATGTAAAGAAATTAAGCCCAAAGGATCACTCGTTGTATTTCCTTCTTTTGTATGGCACCGAGTAAAACCTGTTACAAAAGGATCAAGATATAGTTTAGTGGTATGGAATTTAGGGAGACCTTTTCAATGATTGAGATTGAATCCGGTTCACCGAAATTAAAAATTCATGGTTGGTTTCCAACCCTTGTAGGATTGAGTATGTACCAAGATCATCACAAAGAGGCACCCGCTATTATTAAACATTTACAGAAAGTCAAGCCGAAGTGTCCCCCTTCTAGAGGGGCTCCCAGTTTCTTTTTGCATTCGTGTCATAAGGATCCGAAACTCAAGAAGTTGAATCAATGGATTCAGGCTCGAGTGGATGACTATACAAAATTTTACGGTTTTCCTAAAAAATGTAAACCGGTTGAATCCTGGTTTCATTGTTATAAAAAAAGTAACGACAATCCTGTTCATGTTCATTTGGGACGAACGATCTCTATTATTTATTACCTGCAAAGCCATCCCGATGACTCGAGGGTGATTCTTTATTCCCCGACTCCGGTCGATATGAGAAACCCTTTTAATATAACCGCGAACGATGCAAAAGAAGATTTGAAGAATCATTTGACCTCGACCGAATGTTTTTATAAACCGCTTGAGGGAATGTTATTAATTTTTAGATCTTATGTGCACCATGGCACTGAACTTAAAATGAATAATTTTAAAGATCGAATCCTTATCAGTTGGGACTTAAAATGAAAAAGAAAAAAATAAATAATAAACCTGAAATACTCACAACCGAACATTATTTTGCTTCGCCTATTTATTATACTGATAAGCCGGAATGGGTGAAAGGTTTAAATACCGCTTCGGATACCTACATCAAACAGGCTCGTTTAAATAATTTAGAAGACATCAAAAAAAGAAATAAAAAATTGGGTGGTAAAAGTGAACATGCGTGGGTGCATCACTCGAATACGTTAATCGGTGATCCTCAATTTAAAGAAATACAAGATTATATTGGATCAACGGCATACAATTTATTAGATGGTCAGGGATTTGATCTCTCTAATCACAGTATTTTTATCACAGAACTTTGGGTTCAAGAATTTTCTAAAGAGGGTGGAGGACATCATACACTTCATACGCATTGGAACGGTCATATCTCTGGTTTTTATTTTTTAAAAGCTAGCGAAAAAACATCCCTGCCTATCTTTGAAGATCCACGACCCGGCAGAATGATGAATTTATTGCCTCAAAAAGATTCTTTAAAAATAACTTCAGCCTCTCATCAAGTTAATTATCAGGCTAAACCTGGACGCTTAATCTTTTTTAATTCTTATCTACCCCACATGTATTCTGTAGATAATGGTTATGAACCTTTTCGTTTTATTCATTTTAATATACAAGCCATCCCTAATGGACCTTTAGGAAAACCAGGACAACTTACATGGTTACAACAGCAGGAAAAGAAAAAAAATGTTCAAAAAAAATAAATATAAAATTTTAAAACAAGCAATTACTCCGGAACTTGCTAGGTTCTGTTATGCCTATTTCTTAAACAAACGAAAGGTTGCACGGTTCTTGTATGACCAAAAATGGATTTCACCCTTTAGTGAAGAATGGGGAACATGGAGTGATCAACAAATTCCTAACACCTATTCGCATTATGGAGATTTGGTAATGGAAACTTTGCTTCAAGGTTTAAAACAAAAAATGGAAAAAGAAACTGGCCGAAAGCTTCAAGAAACTTATTCTTATGCAAGAATTTATAAAACAGGAGATGTCTTACATCGACACAAAGACCGTTATTCCTGTGAGGTCTCCACCACTTTAAGTCTAGGAGGAGATCCTTGGCCTATTTATCTCGAACCTTCGGGTAAGAAAGGAATGGCCGGACTTAAAGTAGATTTAAAACCAGGAGACATGTTAATTTATTCAGGATGTGAATTAGAACATTGGCGTGAAGCTTTTCCCGGTAAGGATTGTGGTCAAGTATTCTTACATTATAATGACCGAAC